GCTCACCAGTCATAAACTGTTGAGCAAGAGCAATCAAACGTCGTGCTGTAGCAGCAATTGCCAATTCGATAATTGCCAACTTGTCTGCAGAACGAGCATTGGCTGCGTCCTGGATAATTCCAGCCTCTGTTGCTGTACGACGAATCTCAGGCAATGAACCACGCTGATATTCAGACACACCAGATACACGGTCAATGTCGGAAGAAATAAGGTTGGATTGGTTGTAAAACTCTGGTGGGCTAATTACTGCTGGCATTGGCGTGATAACACCGCCAATTGCTTCATCAGAAATTACTGGAACCATTACGTTGTCTTCGTCCGACTCAAGAGCAGAACGACCATCAGCGTCAAACGCTGATTCTTTGTACAGCCATTTGCGTGAGAAACGCTTACGGTGGTTCATCATCTGTGTACGAGTCTGGTTGAGTTCCATCTGCAATGGTTCAATTGCTTCCAATTCACCCATTGGGTAGAAGTGGTCTGGAACCTCATAGTTGCAAAGCATTACAAATGGATGACCAAATGAAAATGGCATCTCAATTGGTGCGACAAGGAACTTGTCGCTACCATCACAAAAAACCGACATCATTCCACGGTCAATGTCGTAATACTCCCAAATTTCTACATAGGCATCATCATCACCCTCGTTTCGACGAGGGCGAAGATTGCCACGGAAGTCATCAACACCCCACTTGGAATAATGCGACGGGGCTGCTTCGTTTCTTGCTGTTGAGTTGTAACGCTTGTCTTTTTTAACTTCCTTTAACGACCTACGTACTCGCTGTGCAATCCATTTAACATCGGACATTGAAGTTGCATCTGGGTCAACAAACACATCAAAAGGAGAAATACGCTCAACGAATGGTCGGTCTTCTGTAATAATCATTTCTGATTCAGCAATTGACTCTGGAGCGTTTGTTGCAAGTTCGTCAGATGTTTCGTATGGTTCGTTTGTTTTTTCAACAAAACGATAACCAGTCTTAATCCATCCATGACCACAAACAAGCATGTCTTTTACAGCACGACGAAACTCTTTCTGGCAGTCGTAATGTCTCCACCAATAGTTAACAATTGCTTCGGTAACTACAGCATTTGGTGCTTGTTCAAACCTTTTGGCAGATACTGTAATTTTGGGATAGTTAACAGAAACGCCAGGTGCAATTACGTTAATGGTTGCAAAAGCAATGTTGACCAACAATTGGTCTTCTTCTGTGCTTGCCTTGTAGTGCTTGCCACGATACATGTCAATCATTCGTGACCACAAATCGTCGTAGCGCTCTTCACGCCTCCAACGGCGTGACTGTTCAATCCTGTCTCGATATCGTTTAATGTATTCGGAATTAGATGTCCTAGCCATTAGTCCTCTTTCTTTCCTTGATGCCAGCCGATGTGTTGGTCAAGTTTGCTTCCGATTTTGTCGACTTTAATTCCCACAAGTTTGAGCAAATCCCTGCCCTCCTCATGTTGCTGCGTATTTTCCTTTCTGAGTTTTTGTAGTACCACCACGACTGGTCCTGTGATGACCGCCACGACGATAGGAACCCAGACTGCATCCATGTCACACCCACCTGCTTCCGACAGGTTCGGCTTTGATGCCGGCTTCAGCCGCTAGACGCTCTTGTTCTTTAGCACGTTCACGGACTGTTGGTCCGTGGAAATCTTCTTGACCATAAGTGAAACCGAGATTGATTGTACGAATATGGCATTTGAAACAATATGAGCCACGGCGAGGCAGTTCATCAGCCTCAAACTCGGTTAAACACTCTAGACAGCGAAAGTTCTTCATAGATATAAGGTTGATTCGTTACTCTCTTGTATTAAAAGCACCGATTGGTGTCTTCTTTGGTTTTTTTTCCTTGATAATGAATTGCTCCCACCACCCCAAGGTATTCCTTGGCGGTGCTGGGTCGAAACGGTACTCGGGAAGCCAGACATACTTTAGCATCTGATTTGTGATTGCCAACGACATCACCCTGTCGTCGTGTGGACTTCCATGCATCTTGCCGTTTGACTCACGCACAAATGTGCGTAACTCAGCCATGGTCAAAGCATCATAAATGGAAATACCCTCATCACGGATTGCTGCATTCAACTCGTCAATTGCCAATGGCTTGGATACCGAGGTCGTTCTCCAACCCATTGTCTCACTAGCCACGGGATTCCTGGCGTTCATCTTGCGCTGTCGGTAGGTGTTCCGATAACCAATCCTTTGCAGACCCTTGATGGTAGTTAAACCGTGATTGTTGGACTCCACGCCAATCAAGGCGTGGTTGTAGTAGTAACCCAAGGCAGACAAAATCTCTTCGCCAAACAAGTCAGGGTCAACGTGTCCATGCCAGTGGGCAACCATCATTCCTGTGTCCGCAGAAATCACATGGGCTGAACTGTAGTCACCATGACCAAGACCTTCTGCAACGTCAGCACCAATGACATAGTTCTCGTGCAGGTTTGGGAAATCCCAAACTGCCAAAGCACCACCATCTTGAATGAAGTTGTAAACATTCTTTCCGTAGCCCTTTTTCAGGTATCCACGGTCTGGGTCAATCGGTTCAATTGCACGGATTGCATCTAAGTCGAACACAGGACGACCAGAACGGATAAAGGCTTCTTCTGGGTCTGATGGGTACTCTTGCGCCAACTGCCAATCAGGCAAGTCACGCTTCTTGGCTTCGTACCATGCCTCGTCACGGTCTCCAGCAGACCAAGGAAAGAATACTCCTTGGAATCTATTTGTTCCGTTCTGTGAACCAACCCAAAGCGTGTGGAATATGTTGCCCTCACCATTGGCTGTGCTCAAACAGATAACACGACCACCTACGTCGGCAATTGGTTCAATAGATGCCCATGCTTCATCAGGGTTAGGCAAGAACGCCATTTCGTCGATTACCACACGGTATACCGCTTCACCACGAGCAGGGTCGTTGCCTGATGGCAAAGACTCCAAAGAGGAGTCGTTTGCAAACACCATCTTTAGTTGGTTATCAGACAGCAAGTCTGGACCACGAACTCTCATCCAAGGTGGCAACATCTTGTAGCCATACTTAGTCTTTTGCAGCAACTTGGATGCTTCACGCTCCGTGCGTGAGAGCATTACCGTAAAACGGTCAGGCCAGAAGAATGTCTCCCAGAATGTGAACGCAGAAGCAAGAGTCGAGAATCCAATCTGACGGGCTTTGAGCACGATGCTATATCGTGCGTCAATCCACACACGGACGGTCTCCTCTTGCGCTTCACGCAAGACAAACTTAATACGCCCACGCTCAGGATGGCGGATAGTCCAATAGGTGGAACAGAAATGCGAAAAAGCAGCCACCAATTCCTCGGTGGTTGCTTCTTCACTACCTTTGCACTTACGCCACTCCTTCTCGTTGAGAAGGTCTGTAAGTTCCATTAGATTTTCTTAGGGGCTGCCTTCTTGGCTGCAATCTTCTTTGGGCTTGCACCAAAGGCTGCATCAATTTCATCCTTGGTCAATACACCGTCGATGCTTGCCTTGGCAAGACCTTCGGCAACCTTGAAAATTGAGACTGCACCAGCAATCAACGCTGACTTCCAGACTTCCAAGTCGGGGGCGATAACTGCAGCACCAGTGACAACGCCGAGGGCGTTAGTCAGAAACAGTGCAACAATACGGCCAGCAATATCTTTTGCCTTATTCATCATTCTCCTTGAAGTAAACACCCAGTAGGTGTATGAGTATTGCGATAAAGGTAATTCCCCAACCCAATGTCTTAGTTTGACCAGACAACGTAATAAGCACCATTCCAGTGCCGGCTAGTGTCCAAGTCAATGCGTGGATTTCGGAAAGAATCTTCTTCACACCATTAGGTGCATTCGTTACGGTCTGCGGGTACCTGCAGCAGCAATGGCTGCGCCAGCAGCAACAGCAATAAGGGTTCTACGGGTGCTTACGGGGATGTTGCTACCCAGTGGGACGTAGTTGTCAAAGCCTGGGCTAAAGATGTTAATTTCCTCTTCAAAGGCTTCACGAACTTCGGCTGGTGCATCCTGCACAGCCTCCACGATGGCTTGTGCCTCTTCTGTTGACAGGTTATCTACCTCAATGGCTTCGAACACAGCAGTAGCCTCTTCTGGAGAAAGGGATGCCACCACCTCTGCGCTTTGGGCTACAGCCACAGCCAGTTCTTCGCTAACTTCCATACCTTCCTCAATTGACTCAATTGCGGTTAACAACTCCTCATCGTTGAGTTCCTCAACTGGGGTCTCTTCAATCGGAATGGTTTCCTCTGTTACCTCATCAAGTAACACCTCTTCAAGAACAGTCTCATCTGGCAGTTCTTCAACAAACGGTAGGGTATCTTCCGTCTCAATAGTAGGGTATGTGTCTGGAGGTTCCAATGGAATTGTTTCTTCAACTACTTCTTCAGGCTCTTGGATGGGTTCCGTATCTTCTGTGGTTGGCTCTTCTATGGGTTCAGGCTCAACCACTACAGGTGGTTGCGCTACTGGTGGGGATACGTATTCTGTGGTGGTTGTGGTTTCAGGCACCGTCGAGGTGGTCGTAGTTGTCGACGTTGTTGATTGTTCTGGCATGGTCGGCTCTGGTGCTAGCGATGTGCTGGTCGGTACGGAAGAAGTCGTAGTTCCTGGAAGCGTCGTAGTAACTGGGTCCGTGACAGGCACAGTCTCTGTCGGAACAGTAGTAGTACTGGTCGTTGTCGACGTTGTGGATGTTGTTGTAAATTCCCATATTGAAAGATTACCAATCGAAAGATGACCAGGAGCACAACAAGTATCTATTGAGTATTGACGGAATGTAAAAACGTCACCCTCATTTACAGACACAGACTTAGTTCCTGATGCATTGTTTTGTTGTGTAATCAACGTATAAACGCCGTTGATTCCGTATTGTGGCGGGTCGTAGACCCAGCCATCGGTTGTTTGATACGACCAACTAAAGTCAACCGTGTTTACATCTGCAGGGATAGTTGTTTCAATTTTTACCCAATGTGCTGCGCCAGAGCAACCGTTCTGGTCTGGGCCATGCAGCGTAATAACATTGTCTACAACTTCAACTGAGCCTCCACAGGCTGCAGACTGGCTGTAAGTCCAGTCACCTAGAACATCTGCTTCAGCACTAGAGACTGTGCTAAATAAAGCGAGGACAACGCTGGGTAGGAATATCAGCCAGCGGGAGGAGATGCGACCCAACGAAGTGTACTTTCATCCCACTGGAAGTCACCCTCTGGCTTTGGTGGAACAAACTCATCTGCAATTTCATCATAAGTAAAACCAATACCAGCATAATGTTTGCGAAAATTGTTGTTATACGAAGTTTGCACCCATTCACCACCCAATAGGTTATGGCAAAAATCTCTACCCTTTTGTTCATTTTCAACACCATCAACAAGAAGTTCGTTATTGTGAACAACAATAACATTAACCACGGTGTTGTTTTCTATTCGTGCAAAATGTGCCATTAGAAAGTTATCGTCCCTGAACCAGTGAATTGATAAATACGATACGAACCAGAAGTAGTGAGTGTCGGTGAACCTGTAACAACAGCAGGGTCATAACTAAGCAAATAACGAATAATTACAATACCCGAACCACCGTCACCACCCCAAGTACCAGTACGACCTCCACCACTACCAGAGTTAGCTGCACCACTAGCACCACCACTAAGACCAACTGCTCGTGTTACCGATGTTCCAGTAATACTTGATGCCGCACCAGAAGAACCGCTTGCTCCAGCACCACCGCCATCGCCACCGTTATTGCCACCAACATTACCCTGAATTGGGTTAGTTACACGAGGTCCTGAACCTCCGCCACCATAACCAGTAAATGCACCTGCTCCACCCGAACCACCAAGGTTTCCAGCAGTATAAATAAAACTGCCAGCATCGTGACCGCCCTTTCCTCCACCAGTAGATGTAATAGTTCCAAACACGCTATTGGTTCCATCACCCATTGGGTAGCCTGGTGCGCCGCTGCCAACGGTTACTGTGTATGTTGTTCCACCGCTAACAACAAATGCTGATTCGGCAGAACCGCCACCACCAGTTGCTTCTCCAGAAGTAGAGTTACGATATCCGCCAGCACCACCGCCACCGCCGCTGTAACCAGAACTGCCTCCACCTGCTATAACAAGATATTCAACCGTTGGAGGAGGATTGCCACCACCACCGCCACGCCAATAGCCATCAGCCTGAGCAGTATTAGCACGGCGAGAGCGTGGTGCCAAAGCACCACCGCTAATCGATGTACCACCACTAGTGTTCCGAGAAAAAGCAGGCACTTAGTACCCTTACGCTATTTTGTTGACGTAACCAAAAATGTTGATTGCACTAGTAGTCGCAGCAAACGCACGAACAACCAACGCAGTTGCATTGCCTTTGATGAGAAGACCAGGAACAATCAGATACAAACCGTTCTCTGCTTTAACTGTGTACTCAATAACATCTCCGCCAGCAGTTGTGCCACCCCACTCAATGGTGAGTTTGCGGTCTGTGGTGTCATAGTTGGCAGCGTAAAGCCAAATTTCGTGCAGTTCCGAAGTCGCAGTAGGACCTGTGTGGATAAGTTTTCCTGGAGTTGCGTCGTCATCAACAAGGATGCCACGCCCGTCTGTTGAACCGCTGAGAGTTATTTTGCTAAAAGTTGCCATATATGTTCTCCTAAGTCGTTACCTAAA